TCTTTAATTTGCTGCTCATATTTTTTATTTATTATATAAGTTTCACGCTCTTGATCAGTCATCAAAGCTAAAAGATTTTTTTCTCTTGCTTCTTTGTCAATTTTAAGTAAATCATCATATTTTTGCTCGGCATCTCTTCCTAAATCTTGAGCTAATTTATTCCTTCTTTCAGCTTCTTCTTTAGCTAATTTTTCACGCTCTAATCGGTCTGCTTTTTCTTTATCGCTTAATTGCTTGCCATGTGCAGCTCGCAAAATGCGCTCATCTTGCAACGCCTGGTCAAGTTTCTCTTGATCGTCTTTGTATAGCTTTTGTTTATTTTTTAAATTCTCAAGCTCTAAAGCGTAGGTGTCTTTGCCGCTTGCTTTTAAAACTGCTATTCGGTTTTCGTTGTCTTTTACCAATTTAGCCAACTGCTCGGCTGCCGCTTCGTCTCTTTGATTCTGACGCTCTTTGGCTGCACCTTGCTCATAATTTCCAACGACATCAAAGCCTTTTTTAATCTCCTCAATTGCGCCTTTAAAATCGCCCGCAATCAATTGGCCTAACGCTTTGAACGGCATTAAGATATAATTCTTAATTACATTACCCGCCCCGAATGCGTACTCCTTTAATTTATTGAAAACATTACCCACGTTATTAAGCGCAGGAAACGCCTCTTTTGCTGCCTTAACAATGTCTTCCCAATTTGCTGCAATAGTTCCCAACGCAACAACAAGCAAACCGATACCAGTTGCACCGATTCCCGCCTTGATTCCTTTGAGCGCGTCAACTGCAACGGCTTTAAGTTGTTTGAATGAGTCGCGGCTTTCGCCTAACGCTTGCAATCCTTGCGACAAAGCCATCGCGCTTTGCACTTTTAAAAGCGACTCCTCTAAGTTTTTATTTTCAACACCTGCCAAATTGAGCGCACCTTGATACGCTGAAAAGCCAGCGGCAACACCCGACAAAGACGAGGTCAAAGCCTTAAATTTAGCGTCGGGATTGAACGCGTCAGTCAACGCCTTAGCGTCTCCGATTCGGTCTTTAAGTTCTCCCGCTCTTTTTGCAGCGTTAACCGCTTCGGCTGACGTTGCTCCAAATTTTTCGGACAACGCTGCGACCTCTTGTTGCGCTGCTCTAAGTTGCGAACGTAAAGAGCCAACCGCCTCGTTGACGTTGCCTTGTACTTTTATGTCTATAACCTTCTCTATTGCCATTTCAGTGCTTTTTTAAATAGTTGTAAATAGTTGCGCGTGTATTCATAACGGCCTTTTGCAATTGCAATAGTCTCGTTGTTCTCGTATTGCTCCGCGATTTGGAGCATTTGTAATATATTATTAAGCATTTTGATAAACTGGTATTTTTACTTCGGTTTCTACTCCATTTAAATAGTACTGCAACGCGACTGAGTCCTCACGATATACGCCTGTTGTGTTCGCTGAAATAGTCAGTTTTAAAATTATGTCCGTGTCGTTGTTTGATGTCAACGGATAACTTAAAAAACCACCCGAAGCAACCACATTAAAATAGTCGTAGTCGATTCGATACAATTGCACCTCGATATTTTGGGCCGTGTTGTCAATCTCTAAGCCTTGAATGTTTGAGTAACGTCTCGCAACGGCTCCTTGAATATCTCTAAAATCATTTATCAACTCAAAATCGACTGCGCCTGTTGTGAGGTCGGTTGTCATTGTGTTGATTAAATAACGTTTATTTGACACTACAATTCGGTCGTTCAATTTTAACGATGTGAGCCAATATGTATCAAGCTGCGCTTTTGCTTTTATTACTCGCGTTCGTTGGTTGTAAATGTTAAAAATCGAGTTGGCATAATACTTTTGAAATAGTCCTGTTGGTGCGCTACTTAAATGCCACGTTGAAACCTCATCGCCCCAGTTAAGCGTTTGCAAATATGACAAATCACTACCGCCTAAATTGATTTCGTTACTAAAACGCGGGTATTCGGTATTTGTGTCAAACGAGGTGCCATCGGTGTAATATATCGGATCGCCTAAAAATTGCGAGCCGTTGTAATACAATAGTATTGGCTTTGGCACATACGGTTGTAAATTTATATTCCAACAAGTAGCCGTTAAAAAGTTTGTGTCGGTTGTTCGCTCCCACATGATGTTTTCAAAAGGCAATTTAACCTCGTAATTTGTAGTATATGCCGAGTTGGGATTGTCAAAAATTAAATCGCCATAGTCTTTGTTCTCTCTATTACGGTAGTTCGTATTTAAAACGTTGTCCGATTTTTCGTATTTGAATGAAATTTGTCGAAATAGATTTGGCCTGTTTATCTCGATGTCTTCCGCTTCAATATATTGCGTTAAATCTACGACTCTACCCTCTTGATAAAACGCCTCGAGCGGCTGAAATAAAAATGTATTTTCGTTGATTGGAACAACAACCAAATTCATCGCTTTGACAATTGCAGTTACAAAAGCCTCAACGGTCAAATCGGGAATGTATCTACGTATTTGCAAATCTCCCGACGTAGTGTTGTCGTAAGAAAATGCAGTCTTATAAAAGAAACTACCGCTTGCGCCTATTCCCAAATTACGTTTTAAATTTATAAATAAATCGTAAGTCATTGGAAGCTGTGAGCTGACTTGGTAAGTAAATCGACGCGTCACATATTGGCCGTTGATGGTGTTCTCTTGTTGGCGATATTTTGAGTAATATCCCAAATCGCTATCGCCTTCCAAATCTTCGTAAGTTGCGTATAATTGTCCATTGTCAAATATCTGAATGGTGTATTTGATTGTCGGATCAGTTGGCTCGACTTTTATCCAAGACTCCAAACGCATTGCAATCGGATCTAAATCAAATGAAACGGTACATTGTCCAAGTCCCAAATCAAATGCAGGAAATCCCGAGTCTTTGCTATCGAATACAGGGTCTTGCGGATCGCTAAAAAAGTTGAACTCCTCCGAGTTTTTGCAGTACAAAAACAAGTCTTTGAATTGAGTATATGTAAGAAAATCGCCTGTAAAATTTAAGTCGTAAGTGTTTTGAATATACTCGAAAATTTTACTCACTCGAATTGCAGGAAATAGCTCGCGAATGTTAATTGCTCCAGCCATTGTGCTGACATCGTTTGCAGTTCCTGTCTCGTATTCAAAGCGACGCGTTGAGCCAATCAAAGGGAATTTTATATTTGGTCGCGTGATGTTATCAACCTCGTCTAAATTGTACTCAAAATTAAGCTCCTCGTATCCCTCGAGAACGTTCAATTTGTCCTCCTTAAATTTGTCTTTTAGCTGCACCAAATTACCTACGAAATTAATCGTATATGATTCGATAAAGTTGTTTTTTTTGTTGGCCTTCTGCATTAAGAATTTACCATCACGAAATGGGATTGAGTCAATCTCGATGTATCCGTAGTATTTTATCCTATGATCAAAAGCAAAATCAACGTCGAGCGGATCTTCTGCATTTGTAAGTCCAACGGCTGACTCGTACCAGTGTTTGAAAATGGTGTTATTATGTTTGCTCGCTGGCACCGTGAACGTCTGAGAATAGTCGGTAAAAAGTTTACCAATGTCGTTAAAGTTTTGAATTGACGATGTGATTGAGATTTTCTCATCGTTAAATAACTCAATTCGATTGACCGCTTGGCCGTCAAAGTCGTAAATGTATAATGCAACCATTTAAATCACGTCGTTAATTAAGTTATACGAGTACTCGAAATCAATTGTATAGTTGATGTTTTTATCTTTGATTCGAGTCTTCAGATTGGTCGATTTTGTCTTCACGTTCACTGGTTTGTTGTCAAGTAAAACAGTCTCGCTCAACATCAAATCCGTGATTACATTCGCAAAGTTCTCATCAACCCAACCTGTGTTTAAAGTAACTGATTGCTTACCGCTAAAATTGAACGATTGAAATTGATTGCGTTGCGGATTGTAGTCTAACTCGTCGGGCAATAAATGAAACGTTGAGTTTTCAGTTTGCAAGCTATTTGTTTGCGCTTTGAAAAACGTAAGGAATTGCCACCCTCCAAATCGATTCAAAAACTCGCATACTACTGGCGTGTATTTACCCTCGCAAATTGGTATCATTGTGACGGTCGGTTGTATCGTTTCAACCAGCTCGCTCTCGATTATGATGTCATTACCGAAATTATGGTTTGTAATATCTGCGTCTTTTGCAGGGATTTTAAACATATAAATATCAGCGTCATTGCTTCCATCCAAAAGAGTGAATGTACTTGAGGACAAATTTCTACGATTTGTCCATTTAACCTCCGTAAGTGATTCCCCATCGTGATCAATTAAAACGTTAAAATAAGGTAGGTCGGCTTGAGCTAAATCCTCATCAAAATAATACTTAATATCGGGATTTGTCAAGTAGGCAATTTTTGCATCCGTGATTTGATTATACCCACCCATGTAAGAAGTGAAACCGCTAACGCCTACAAAATTGTACTCTCGTTCAATATACCACGTTTTGTCGTCTGCGATTTGGTAGTAAGATTCCGCAAAGACATAAACCCAAGCGTCGTTATTCTCTTGGTCGGGATATATTTCGGTATACGCGTCAATCGGATTAATTTGCTCGGCGATAAACGGCGCGATGTTAAACACAATCTCATAATCAGTCGGAGAAGGTATTTTTTTCTCAAGATAGTATGTCGGTTGCGCTGGTTGCGTTTCGCCTTTGTGCCAAATGTATAGCCGTATTTGTGCAGCGACTTGAGTCTCCTCGCGCACTCTTAAAAAATAGGGACTTCTAACGTTTAATATTTTCATTTACTACATATTTTAAAAATGATTCCAAATCAAGGCCGTATTTTTCGGCTATAACTTGGTCAAAGTTTTGGTATTCTAAATCAAATGCCGAGCGAAAAAACTTAGTCTCGGGTGTTCCTGTCTTATTTATCGAGCGGGTTATCGCTGCGACCAACGATTTGCGGCTTGTAAATTGACCGCTCGCGCTTCGGGTGCCTTTCAATCCTTTGCGAACAACCCACTTATCAATTGCACCTGTTGACGCGCTCGCTTTGTAAGGCGATTGTGGGGCCTTTCTACTTGATTGGCTCCCTGTTGTTCCATAGTCCAATAGCTTCCAGTACGACTCAGCAAAGAAATCAAACTCCAACGAGTTCGGGTTTATCTTTGTTTTGAACGTCAGCGACCTCGATAGGTTGCCGCTTGCGTTGTGCGTGCCATATTTGCCACCTCGTTTGAGGTTGGCTTGCGCTCGCTCTACAACTGACGCGCCAAATTCATTGAGGGCCTGTTGAACTATTTTAGTTTCCATCGCAGCAAACTGAGAATTGGTCGTTTGGAACGCTGAGTTCAATGTCACACTTCCAACCGTCGAGCGCATTTGTGAAAGCCATAAATATAGGCTGCAAATTCGGCTCGTTTAAAAGTTCGATGTCGTTCTCGTTTCGTCTGAGCTGCATTTTCGTGATCATGTAGTTGAGTATCGCGTGGCAGGTGTTTAGGTTGTCGAGTTCGTTGTCGTTGCCTAAAAATTTGTCCTTGATTTGCACCTTTGACATATTGCGTATGTCAACGACTGCCACTTCAAAAGTGAAAGTCACAACGCCAGTACTAACGACTGACGATAGTACGTTGATGTGAGCGAGTGGGAATATGTTCTTTTTTACGTTGTCGATTATGTCCGTGCCTTGAGTGATTGTGTTAAGGAGCGGCGCACTTTCGAGCGTGGTTTTTATGTAGTCTATTGCTTGGTAAAATGTTCGCATTATTTCATTTGTTTTTTAATTTGTTTGGCTTCCTCCAAAGACTCGTCGATTAGGTAAGATAGTAGCGTGAGTGATTCATGAAGAGGCTCTTTTCCCACATCTCGAACGTGGACTCTAAGTTCTCGCGACAATCTAACAAAGCTTTGATACCAACCCCAGCGTTCTCCAAAATTTCCTCCAAATTCAGTCCCTCCCTCGCTGCTTTGGCCTCCAAATGCGATAGGGTATTGCTCAACAATTCCTTGTTTAAAGTCCAAAAAAAAAGCATCGAGCCAACCACAACATCCATTGTGACATCCTTATAAAAATCAGCCTTGCTTTCGTCCCCATCGTACTCTTCAATTTCATAAAATTCACCTGCTTTACGTTTAATTGGTCTATAAAGTACCGACATTAAAAGCGGTATGTTTTCATCAGTTCCCAGGAGTGTGTCAATCGTTGCGTGTTCGCCGAGTGTAATCTTATCAAAGTTCGGAATGAAACCGTAGTTGACGCCATTCATTTTGAACGTGCGCACGAGCTTAGGTTTTTGATCCAAAACTTTTGCAAGAGTCTCAATAATATCAGTAAAATCATTAACTGGGATTTTCATTACATCGGCCACCGTAAGGTTGCAAAATATCGCCACCATTTGAATGCAAACAAAGGTCTCATCGTCGAGGTTGTCCTTTAATACCTTTTGGTATCGTGAATATTGAGACAATTTTATCTCGCTTAAGCTTGTTGGAATAACTACTCTCATACTTATATAACTGAAAAATGTGGTTTTGTTTATTTTTTAAGTGATAATCAATTTTTATAATTGATTTTCATACCCTATCGGGTGTCATTTTCGGAAAAATTCATGCACTTATACCTTATCGGGGTTACGTTATGATAACTTTTCGCGATTTTCTTATCGAAAGGCCCATCATTGCAAAATAGCGCATCGCATCGATGGCGTGATTGTATTCTCCGATTGGGACATTTAGTCGCTTGCCTGTTTTGTCCGTGTCCCAAGAGTAATTGCGTAGCTCTTTGATTAGATTGGTGCTTTGTTTAGTAACTAATAAGTTACGTTCCTGCAATACCGAGATTCCGAAATTGATTGAGTCGGCCCCTTTTACAACTGGTTTAATGTTAAAACCTGCTCGGCGTATCTCCTCAATTG